GCAGCACTGTATCGAGCATGCCACTTTGCTTGGAAGTTTGTGTTCCAGACAAGCTCAGCCTTGCCATTTGGGTTTACAGTAATGCTGCCACGTGGGGTGTTGATAATCGGTGATGTCACTAGGATGCTCCAATTTGAAAGTGTTGCATACCAACAGAACCCATATCTTTCGTGTCTACTGACTTTATCTGGAGTACATCATCATATTTGGCTTTCAGACTTGTCATTGTAAAGCCACCAGTTATCTCATCTGTTACCAAACCTTTAACCAGATAGTCTCCGACTTGCAGTGTCCATTTGCCTGTTTTGGAAACTAAAGCCAACCACGCTTTCGGTGCAAGGTAGGAAGCGGCTGGTGCAAAAGGTATGAAAATAGTTGCTTGATCTGCTGCCAATAAGCCAGATTTGATGATGTTCGCAGCCTTACGATTTTCCCATTCCACATCCAGGATCTGGGTGCGCTGGTAGGTCTCAGTACCTGAAGCAATGTACTTGTTATAAATCGTAATGCTGCAATTCGTCCTCATCGAGGACACCCTCCATACTCGCCAGAAGCAAAACCTTTGAACATAAGCTCAGTTTCACCCAGGTACACTGCTGCAACACGAGACAATTTTTCCTTATCCGTCAACATTGCAGGTGCACCATCCTTATATGTTACGGAGTTCGCACCAATGCTTTCGGACTGAATACCTCCACCACTGCTTCCTGCCTGTGCTTGTAGCTCTTCTGCCACAGCACAGCATGCCATCTTAATGCTGTCTACAGCAGTAGGATCTGTTTCAAGAGCAGTCCTTCCAAAGGTCAGTTGGTCTAGAACTGCCGATGCTCGCAATGCCAAAGCTGCAAAGTCGGCAGAGGCAATCAGACTGCCTAGGTATGTGGTTTGGTAATATGCATAATCCACGTGGGAAGTCGTCATGCCTCTGCTCCTAATTTAGGCTGAAGGAACGCCTTGCAAATAGAAAAGGTATCCGGTCAGTTTGCCTGTCAGCAACACTGCTGCAGCAAGTTTAGACATATTTCATCGCCTTTTTCTTGGGAATCTTTGCAACAGGTTCCGGTTCAGACACCACTTCTATAGCTGGCTTCGGCACCTTAGTCTCTACCTTGACGTACCCAGCACGGATATAGAAAGCTGCTCTGTTCTCAGATACATCAAGGATCACACCACCTTTTCGCATTAACATTTCACACCTATGCCTTGTGCGAATGATAGATGCCAGCGACTTTGTTCGTATAAACAAACGCATCGTGGTACAGCCGATATTGGAACTTCCAGGCATCCTTGCTTTGGTTCTCTTCAGGAGTGAAGATTTTCAAGTTAGCATGTTTGGTTACCTGAAGCACTGCTGTTGGATGCACAATCAAGAAGTTCATTTCCTTGCCCGCATTCTCAAAGCCACCAGTAGTGGCAGAACCTGCGGTCAACGTAATCGCGCTGTAGAAACGAGTCTGCGGCACCATAATAACAGGCATGCCGTCCCAAGTTGCGAGAGAACGGTTGACCAGACTTTCGTTGCCCAACATACGGGTAACAGCAGCCTCCAAGAATCCCAAGCAGGTATCGGAGATATAGAGGATGCGACCGTCTACCGGAACTTCTGCAGCATTCATTGCAGCTTTAGCAGCATCCAGCGCAGCTACAATAGTGGCTGCATCATACGTAGCAGGAGTCGCTTGTCCTACACCGCTCCAGCCTGCGTAAGTAGCAAACCTGTAAGCATCTACTTCCGGCACAACTTGCGTACGGATGAACTCGCCAGCCAGAGTGCCAAAAGCCATGCCCAGAGTTTCCTCATCGTCCATGCGATCGATATTGAACTCACGACCACGCGAAATTGCCAGGGTTAAAGTTTCCCAGCTGCCGGTCACGTCTCCAACAATGTACCCGGTCTCACGAACATAGTTGGCTAAGCCAACCATAGAGGTTTTGAAAACCTTCACAACAGCTGCACCACCGAAGTCCACCGGCTTAGTAAGCCCATCCATGCGAGCAGTTAAACTCGCCATCTTATAAACCTCGTCCAAGATGGGTTGGAACTTCGTTACTAGAGCAGCACTCAAATCTTGTGCCATTTGTTACTCCTTTTGAATTAGGCTTCCGACTTTAGTCCTGCAGCAATTCTTGCTGCTGCTACTGTCGTGTCGCCAATAACAGAACGATTGTGGCTGCCTGCCACAATCTGTGGGATTTCTTTTTCTTCGTTCTCTTCTTCTTCTTCGAACAAGTAAGGCTTGGATTCTTGAAGAGGCGTCAGCTGTTCCGAAAGTCCAATCAGCTTACCGTCCTCCCCTAGCTTAAGCATGTCCTTCTTCAAGTGGGGAATTATGTCGGCAGGATCCTTGACCTTGGCAGCTTTCAGTTCACTTTCGAGAGCATGAGAGAACTTCAATTCAGCCACCTGCAGTTCAGCGTCGGTTTTAGCTTTCTCAGCCGCTGCTTTGTAGGCATCTACCGCTTTTACTAGACCCTCTGGATCTAACTTCTTGAAACCTTCGATAGTTGCACCGGCTTCCGTTAACTGCGCTTGCAGAGCAGCGGTAGAAGCATCAGCAGCAGTTAACGCTGCCTTGTGCTTCTCGATATCCTTACCGTGCAGGACAATAATCTGTTCCAGCACATCCGGCTCCAAGCCAGCCTTTTCCAAAGTTTCCTGCGTCAGTCCGAGTTTTTCCAAATCTTTCCTGTTCATTTTGTTACTCCTTGTTGTGCTGTCTAAGACGTATCTTTTAGGTGGCCTCTCCGCCATCGGGACTGCCGGTTGTAAGTCCGGCAACTAGTCTTAATTATACTCTTTTTCTGCGCCTATTTCTTGGGAGGCACAGGAGGCACTTCCACCTTCAGCACTCTTCCACCTTCTCTTACACCTTGCCTATTCAGCCCGGTCTGGTTTATAAAGTCTCGCATCTTTGCTTGCAGTTGTCGCACCTTTGCCAATTCTTCTGTGTTGTCCAGCCCAGCCGCACCCAGTGCCTCAGCCTCTCGCTTTGTCTTGCGAATCTCACGCTCTATAGACCGTTGCTTCTGTGTGGCTTCGTAGACACTTAACGTCTTACCGTTGTAGGAGACAATCTTGTCTGCGTACTCCTGCAAGGTTGCAGCTTTGTAAGCATTTTCGGATAAACCCTCAAAGAACGGGTAGAAAGAGTGGCGGCAGTTTATACCGCATAGTCCGGTAACGGTTCCATAGCCCGTCTCGGTTAGAAAGTCTTCGTACCCAGGTGCCCCACTCAGCGAGAACACTTTCCCCTGCCACACTTCGTGCGTGGGACGAGCGCCGATGTGTGCTGACGTTTGCACCAAGTCAACACCAAGTTCTTGCGCCCTGCTTAACTGCAACGTTCCTGTCGTGGAAGCCACTCCGGTCAAAACAGTCCTTCTCATTGCAACATCTAACTGATCCTTGTGCCCGGTCGGATATGCAATGGTGGTAAGACCTTGTTGTGCTACATTTTTCACAGCACTTCGGATAGCTTGACCGTAAGACATAGCACCAGTGGAAACTTGCATATACGCGAGATCTGCTGCACTAACAAAAGCTTCTTGCGCTGTCAAAGCTGTTGTCATAGTTAAATTATGGATAACACCAGCTGTCTTAGCAAGCCCTTGTAAAAGCACATTCAACATCGCAGGAGACAAGTTTAACGGTAAAGGCTTAAGACCTGCTGCCTTATATATTGCATCGTCAAACTGCAATGTATGGACACCTGCAGCGTTAAAAATTCTTCGCAACTCTAATAAAGTCTTACCCGTAACTTTGCTTAACTCTTCCAGCGCATTTTCGTATGTTAACCCAGATTCGACTAACCGTTGCATCTGCCAAGCAGCCGACTCAAATTTTAACTTTGCAAGCCTACGAGCAATATCATTTATGACAGACTGCTCATATAAACAATACAAGTCTGTTATAGGAATACTAAGTTCATCAAAAGCTGCTGCTGTGAGCACTATTTCTTCTTACCTTTACCTTTTCTTATCTTGCCACCATACTTTCTATCCCATTTCTTTGCCAATTTTGGCTTATGGATATGCAAATAAGCACGTTGTTTTTTGGATCTGTATGGCATGGTTACCTGCCTTTAAGATCGCTCTCGTGATAGTATCCTATGAACTTACCTTTCTTATCTTTCACCCCAAAATATTTTCCACTTGGCGCTATTTGGAAAATAACTCCTGTTTTACCAGAACCCTCAACTCTCCCGATTATTTTAACTTCCTGACCTTCGGATAAATTTGCCGTAACAGGAAGTCCCAACATATTTACTTGCGACAATCCAGCAGCTTTCCTAGCAGCGTTGCCCGCGACAGTCCATTCTCCACCTTCCTCACTGCCCTTTGGAACACGTGGTTGGTTAGGATTGTAGCTCATCTCTTTTTGCCTTTCCTTATCTTGCCACCGTACTTCTTATCCCACTTCTTCGCTAACTTTGGTTTGTGGATATGCAAATAAGCACGCTGCTTCTTAGATTTATATGGCATATTTACCTCCGTTTGAACTCATTCTTAAAGAGTTTGTTGACTTCACTCTCCAAGATCTTAACTTCAAAAGCCGAAAAAGTGATGCCTTGACGTTCACTATAAATTCTAAGTGCATCTTCAGCATCAACACTCCCACCAGCCTTCATCTGTTCATAGCCAATGTCAATTATTTCTGCAGCATTGAACTTTTCTAAAACAGATTCTCTTGAAGACAATCCAGCAGCCTTCCTTGCTGCTGTGCCTGCTATATCTGCCGCTTTTCTATCCAACGCATAACGACGTCTCCTATTCGCCTCGTTTCTCTGCGCAATTCTTTCATTGTCTAAAGATTCGACACTACCTCCAATTCGCCGTCCAAAAGGTCCAGTTGTAAACTGTCCACCCTCTGGCGAACCAGCCTTTACATGATACGGATTTCTTTCGGTCATGCTACACTCCTTTCA